CCCAAAGGCGGGATCGTCAAGCGCGCGCACGGCTGAGTCCTCGACGAGGCGCAAGGTCTTGAGGGTTTGCGGACCCTGGGCGAGGCGCTGATAGTCCGATCCTACTTGCTGGGCCACGGGAAGGAAGATGTTTCCGCACCAGCTCAGGCCCGACACGGGGTCAACATCGCTCGTGAGCAGGCTAATGAGCGCGAGGTTCTCGACTCCCTGGTCCATGACCGGCTGGCCGCCGATATAGTCGAAGTCGGCGCCGTCTGCGGTGAGGATAATGCGCGGGTCGCCGGAGTAGATATCGGTCATTCCGAGCCGTCCAGAAGGTTATTAAGCTGGGTAAGCGCAAGCGCGATTTTCCCCGAGGCGTCCACAAGCGGAGTCGGTGTCCCTGCCGCATTGATATAGGTCGCGGTCTGGATTCCTTGCACGAGATTCGAGAGCGCGTCGTGGAGGTTGGCCGCATTCGTAACGCTGGCGAGGTACAGTTTGCCGTTGTTCTTGGCCTTGACCCGCGCTTTCTTGGCGGTGCCGTTCGAGGAGTAGATCTCGTACTCGCCCGCGGCGGCCTTGTGCTCGATGAAGTCCTCGGTGGCGACGGCAAAACGCATGCCCTCGCCGGACTCGAGCTCGAGCGATACCGTATCTCCGATGGGCGGATTCGCGTCTATGCCGGCCTGCGTCATGTGTTGGACGGTCTTGACGTCCTGGCCTCCGCCTGAAAATACGATCTGCAAAAGGCGCGCCTTTTTCTTGCCGTTGCGCACCTTGTCGATATTCGTCCCGACGATCTTGCCGATGCGGATCATGCTTTTCCTCCCGCGCTGGCCCAAGGCTCGTCAACGATGCCGCGGGTGAGCGCGGCCGGGGGGCAAACGCCGAGGGTGCAGGTCATTCCTCGCTCGTCGAGGACATGCTCAGTGTTGCGGATGCAAAAGACGTAGCCGTTAGGGATATTGAGGACGGAGGACTTTATCGTGACAAGCATTCCCGGAGCCCAGGGCTCGCCTGTTGGGCAATACCAGCCCACGACGGGGACGGGGAAGGTCATGGACTTGGCGACCTGCAATGAGCGGCGCCACGCAGCAGTGTCTTTCGTATTGTTCGGGTCGAGGTAGTCGGACTCGTAGGCCATGGTGCGTATCGCGGGCACGTTGGAATCGGTGGCCTTGGATATCGTGTCCGTGGCGTCGCCGCCCTGGCCTATGACGACGTAGTTGTGGAATCTCTCGCGCCCGGCGAACTTGATCGACCACTCGGTGGCGCCTTGCGACTTGGCTCCGGCTGAGATATCGGCCTGCTCGAGGGTGCCGACTGGTTTAGCGTTGACGTTCGGTTGCATGAGCACGACGGCCCCGGTCTCGTCGTTCGTGACGAGTATGGATCGCTCGGCCGCGAGCTTTATGAGGAAGGCCGCGGGGCTTTGGAGCTTCTCCATGATGGCGTAGTCGTAGGGCGCCTTGGGTTCGTAGTTGAGCTTATATTGGTAGCCGATCTTTTGCAGGATGTCCTTCGTAATCGTGCCCAGCGTCGCGCCCTGCCACTCCATCGCGTAATCAGGCGGCATCTTGGAGTCTACGAGGTCTACCGTGGCCGTGAAGCATTCGAGGGTCTTGGAGATTCCGGAGTCCGAGACTTTGGGCGTCACGTCGTAGAGCCGGCCCGATGCCACGAGGTAGCGTCCGAGGTAGAGGCTTGCAGGAGGATAGACGTAGGCGGCGGTGCGCTTGTCGAGGTCTTTATTGTCGCCGGGGAGCCACGCGATTTCGGCGGTCCAGGAATCGAAGATGGAATCGAGACTGCGCTGAAGGCGGAAGGTCGAGATCGGGACCTCGAGGCCGTCGAGGATGAACTTATACGAGTTCGGGTCCGCGTTCTCGGCGGGGTTCGTTTTCGGGGGCTCGGGCGCGCCACCGGGGATGAAGATCGTTTGCGCGGGGTAGATGAGGTCCGGATTATTCGAGATTTGGATGATGCTCGGGTTAGCGGTCCATATCTGTTGCCAGGGGATGCCCGCGCGAAGCCCGATCTTGGTCATGGTGTCGCCCGGCTGGATTTTATAGAGGAAGCCAGGGGTGGGGTAGCTCTTGAGGTCAGGCACGATGCTCTCCGGGCGCCATATCACGCATAAATGACCACCTCGAACCCGGCCGGGAGCAGGTTGATTTGGTCGCCATAGAGGCCATTGCTGGCGATAAAGAGGTCGAGGAAGGAATCGTCCCAGCCCTTGGGGCCGTAGTAATCGATGGCGATGGCGATGGGCGCGCGCTCGGCTTTGAGGGTGAAGCGAATCTCTTTTTTAAGGTCATAGATGATGGACAGGAGGTATTGGATCAGGAGGCGCAGAAGCTCCATGAGGTCGGGGTAGGTGCTGGCCATGGGGATATACATGCTGGCAAGGTTCGCCGCGGCGAATGCGCTTTGAGTTCCGTCGAGCGTGGTCTGAACCTGGGACCACCAGGCGAGGAGGTTGTCGATTGTGGCGATGGCCTCGCTCCGGGTCAGTGGCGGGGTGGAGATTACGGAATTCGCAATCGCGCAGGTTATGGAAAGCGCGACGAGCTCGACCCCGCAGGCCTGGGCGTAGTCGGAGCCGGGATTGATGCCGGGGGTCTGGGGCGCGAGGCCGAGGATGGACTGGCCGGACGCGATGAAGCCCGAGACTTGCGCGGCCATCGAGCCGATCATGAGTCCGGGGAGCTGTAGGAGGTTGACCGTCTGTCCCGCGATGGAAAGCACGTCGGTCGAGAGCGCGGCTATGCCGGACTGGATTTGGCCGTAGCCATTGAGGAAGACGGCGTTTACGTTGGTTATGGCGCCCTTGACGGAATCGAGGCCAGTTTTGACTGAGCCATAGGCTGAGGCGATATTGGCGAGCGTGGCCTGGAAGCGGGTCATGTCGGTCGCGGCGCCGGCGCTTACGTCTGAGACTGTGGAGTCGACGAGTCCCCCGAGCGCGGGCGTGGGCTGCTGGGTGTCGAGGCTTGCGGGGATGATCCAGGACGTGTCGACGACGGTTATATTGCCGGAGGCTATGGGGTCGTCCTTGGCGGCGACTTTGACGAGCTGGAGCTTGAGCTTGCCGCGTACGGGGTGGATCACGTCCCAGGTGCCATACTCCGCGCAGGCGAGGAGGAACTTCCAGGAATCGGCGTCGTTGTTCGGCCCCTCGAAGTAGACGGCGAAGGCCATGTCGAAGCCGGACAGGCCGAGGTCTTGGACGACGGTTCCGATTGAGAGCGGGTAGGAGAACTTGCCCAGGCGCTTGTCGGCCGACATCTCCGAGCCCGCCCAGTCGCAGACGAACTTGGTTTTCGTCTTGGGGCTGGTGAGGGTTATGGATTCCTGAAGGCGGTCCTGCCAGGTGGTGCTCATAGATTCGAGCCTCCGGCGGCGCCTGCCAGCTCGGGGCGGATTTGGGCGGCTCCTCGGTAGGTTCCGGTGAGCTTGGAGCCCTGCGGCGCTCCGGCTATTTCTAGGCGGCCCTGGTAGCTAGATTGTCCGGCGGCGAGGGCGGCGGCGTTCGGGGCCTTTTTGTCCCAGAACGGCTTCGCGTCTTTGGAGTTGTCTGTTCCAGAAAGGAAAGTATTTCTGACTAGGAATCCTTCCATGCCTTCGCGGAACTTCTTCACGCCGGACATGTTCAGCCCGAAGAGCTTTCCCACGATCTCGAGGCCGCGCGTGACGACTTCGATGATCTCCACGAGGGGCAAGAACGCCAGAGCGATCAGCGACATGATCGATTTCTTGACGATGACGAATACGCCCGAGGCGTCGTTCCAGTGCTTTATCATGAGCACGACGAAGGCGATCAGGGCGGCTATCCCGACGATGATGAGGCCTATCGGATTGGCGGTCATGACGAGGTTGAGGGCCTCCTGCGCAGTGGCGGCTCCTTGGGTGACGGCAGAGAATGCGAACATGACGAGCTGCGCCGTTTTTATTATGCCGTTGACGACGGAGAATACAATGGTCGCGGTCTTTAGCGCGTAGAATGCGGCGACCCCTGCGAGGATTGCGGGGCCGAAGTCTTTTACGAAGTTGTAGGCGATCCCGAAGGCTTTTCCGATTCCGGTTACAAGGGCCTCGATCTTCTGCGCGATGAGGTCTTTGTTGGCGCTTACCCAGTCGACGAACTTTGTAAGGATTGGGTTTAGCTTCTCGAGGATACCCGCGAGCGCCTGGTTTTTTAGGTTGTCGATCATGCCTCGGGTCTTCTTCATGGACTCGGTGAATTTCTCGCTGGCGTCGATCGCCTTGTCGTCGAGGACAGTGCCGTATTTGTCGGCCTCGACCATATATTGCGCGAGGCCCTCCTTGCCTTTGAGGAGCATGGGGATAAGCGCCTGGCCTTGCTTGCCGAATGCGGCGGTTACTATGGCGGCGCGCTGCTGGGCGTTATTGGTCTTGCTCACGGCATCGGCGACGATGAGGAATGCCTGCCCGGCTGATTTGGCCGTCTTAAGCTGGCCGCGGAGGGCGGGGTCGATGCGCCGCAATCCCGTATCGAGGGGGCCTTGGTTTTTCGCTAGCTGGCCCATTCCGAGGTTGAGCTTTTTCAGGGCCATGTCGAGCGAGGCGGAATCTACTTCGGTCATTTTCGCCGCGTATTGGAGGCGCTGGTACTCGTCGGCGGCTATGCCGATCGTCTGCGCCATCTTGCCGATCTTCTCGCCGCGCTCGGCGAACTCCTCAAATTGCTTCGGCAGCTCCTTGGCGACATCGAGGAGCTTCTCGACTCCCTTGGCCGCGAGGCTGCCCTCGAACACGTTTTTGAAGCTCAATGCGGCTTCGCTCGCGCCCTTGAAATGCTTCTTCTGGCCTGCCTCGAAATCGGCTCCCTTTCGGTTCCATTTGTCGAAGCTCTGGGACAGCTTGTCCACAGCCGAGAAGATCATGGCGACGGCAAAGTTAGCCACGGGCGGCCTCGGCTTGGCGCTTCTCTGAGGCTTCTAGGATGTCGTGCTTGCCGTGCCAGAATCGCATCTCTTTATACCCCATGGCCTTGATGACCGTCGAGGATTCGCGCCTATACCAGAGCTCGAGCATCCACTGGTCGATGCGCGTCAGGACATTACAACGAAAAAAGCGAGGGCGAGGGCCTCCATGGCCCTTAGGTCGCCGCGGCGAAGGTTGCGGATTCCGGCCTCGCCGAATCCGGACAGGCTGCCCATCATGGCGTAGGCCATCGTGAGCGAGAAGTCGGCGCCCTTGCCATCGCTGGCGATGCGGCTGTCGCCGGAGAATTCCTTGTACTGGATCTCGGTGACGGAGCCCTTGGGCTCTTTGAGGTGTTGGACGATGAGGAGCGTGTCGCCGGCGCCTTTGTCGTTCGAGAGCCTGCCCTCGCGATAGTAGGGGATGATCTTCTCGAAGGTTTCCTGCGCGGACTGCCGCTCGGTCTTGCCCGTTTTTTTGTTAACCGTCTGGTCATCGAGGGTAGAAAGGTCGAAGTCGTAGTACGCGAGGATTTCCTTGACCTGGGCGGCGGCTGAGTCTTCGCTGATCGGAAGCTCGCGGGCGGGGATGCTGAAATCTACTGCCATAGTTTCACCTCTGTTAAAATGTTAGCCGAAGGGTCTCGGCTTAGGACGTCTGGATGTCTATCAGGCGGTCTCGGCGAGGGCCTTGAGGCGGTCGCGTTCGATCTGGTTGCAGGCGATAGTGACGCTCTTGACGATGGGGGCCTGTCGGGTCATTTTGCGAAGCGTGCGGCCCGAGGTCGGGACCGTCTCGTTTTTGAACTTGGCGACGGACTCGGAGAAGTTGGAATCCGGGAGCACGTCGTAGGTGATGCCGTCCAGGGTGAGCTTCTTCATGGTGCCGGAAACGTCTTGGTTAGCGCCGCCGAGGCTGGTCCAGTCGGTGCGGGGGTGAAGCTCGAGCGAGGCTTTGTAGTCCTCGGTCTCGCGGGACTCGATGTGTATCCAGCCCGTGGCCGAGAAGCTCGAGCCGTCGGCGGTCGTGTAGGACATGGTGATGTCGGCCATTTTAGTTGTCTCCTTCGCGCTCGGCTTGCGCCTCGGGCGTCTCGGTTGCCAGTGCGGACACGATATCGGGCCGGACTGAGATCGCGGCGCCTATCGACCATTTGATGACATCGGCGGCTTCGCGCGTGCCTCCGTCGAGATCGTTGAGATAGGTAGTCACGCCGGTCACGAGGTCGGCGGTCTCCTTGTCGAGCGTTATGTCCATGGCGTGCGCTCCTTACGAAGTCGGGATGGCGATGTCGAAGAGGATCGTCGAGTCGAAGATGTTTCCGATGCCCGAGAGGATGACGGGAACCTGGGCGATGAAGCCGTCGCCGGCGGGGCGGATCGTGATCGCGGGGCTCGAGGCGCCGGGCTGAAGGGCCTTGATGGGGAGGTCGGTCGAGTAGATCCAGCCCATCTTGTAGAACTGGGTGACAAGGGCTATCCACTCGTCGCGCACGTCGTCGATGGACCGGGCCTTCTGCCGGGCGATGGGGTCCGTGACGGCGCTCGTGTCCTTGACGATGAAGGTGCCCTGCCATTTGGGTTTCGCGAAGGCGAGCCACTCGTTGTAGAGCATGTTCTGGACCTTGGAGATGTTGACCATTTCCCGATAGCCGTTGTTCGCCGGGGGCACGTTCGCCGGGTTGTAGAAGGTGATCACGTTCTGGAGGTACAGGTAGCCGCCCTGGGCGAGGGTGGGGCTGATGCCTGCGGACACGGCGGTGACGCGGTTGGCGTAGACATCGGTGAGCCTGGTAGCCGCGGCCCCGGCGGCATTGCCGGGGTCCACGCCTGCGAGGATGGCTCCGACATACATCTGCGCGGCGTTGAGGTTATTCGTCACGGCCATATATCCGATGGCGTTGGCGGCGATCTCCTCCGGGTGGGTCATGGAGCCTGGAGCCCAGATGATGCCGTCCGTGCGGTCCTGGGTATTGGAGGCCGCAAGGCTCTGGAGGTTCGTGAAGCCCGTGGATCCCGCGACGACGTCGCCCGTGAGGCAGCGGAAGGGGCGGTGGACCGTGGCGCCGTAGAGGCCCGAGCTGGTGTTCCCGAGGCCACCGTAGGTGCCGATGGCGGTGATCACGGCCTGGTCCTGGTGGTAGCCGTGGACGAC